ACATCAGAAGCTCACATAGCTCGCGGAGGAGGACATGAAAAGAGGGGGATATTTAACTAATAAAGTTATAACGGACAGGAAGATATAGATATATTATAATATATAGTAATATCAATAAGATATATAATATATATATATAATATATATAGTATATAATATAATTAGATATAATAATAATATATATATAGTATATTATATATATTAGTATACCACCCCAACCTAACATTGTCAATAGGCTGTCCTCTAGAAGGGTATCACGGACAGGAGAACAACCCCCAACAAGGGGGAAGCAAACTAGTAGTTGACTATGGGGGATATATATGGTATAATATAGGTGTAGGATAGAAACTTGCTTTATTTCTAAAGGAGATATTTAAGCTTTGTCTGACAGTAACACAGAGGCATACGGTTCATTTATGCGTCCAGGTGCACGTACTGGCATTGATAACCGTCACAAAGGTGGAGCGACTGCAGGGTCTAAAGACCACCGTACCTATCTCCAAAGAAGGTTGGATGAAGGGTCATTTCGTCCTATAGGTTCGGAAGGACTTCCTATCCCGGTTAAAGCGCCGGCTGCGCCTACCTATCTCCAAGACCATCTAACAAGGCTATACCCAGAGCTTTTCAGTTCTTGATACCAGTAGAGGCAATCTCTATGCTAGGCTCCACGGTGTTAGGTGGGGTAATGAAAATGTGGTCCCAAGGACAGCAAGACAAGCACGACGCTCACATAAGACTCCTAGACTTTAACAAAAGTGTACAAGCATCCGTAGACAGCGCTAGGGCCATGCAAAGCCCAGGAACTTTCTGGATAAGACGTTTTATTGTTGTTGTTGCTATGTGTGCTGGTGTAGGGGTTGTATTCTTTGCACCGATGCTAGACCAAGTAACTAACGTACCACTACAAGTAACGACAGGCGGAAGCTGGTTGTTTGGTTTAATTGATACAACAAAGACAGTTACAGAATATGTAAAGCTAGAAGGGTGGGTAACACCCGAATGGCTACCTGTAACGATAATGAATATCATAGGGTTTTATTTCGGTTCAGCAGCAATGGCAAGAAGGTAGAGCAGAGATGGTAGAAGTAGACACAGACATTAGTTTTCTTACGGATGACCCTATTCAGACTGCGATACACGCCACAGGTGGAAATAAAGTAGACGATTTATTTAATGCGGCAGGCAAAGCTTTACGGTGGTACCCTGAAACTCCTATTCAGAAGGCCGTGGCCCTGGCTCCGCCTCCCCAGACAGGTGTGGACGCTTTAGCTAACGCAGTTGCTAACTACCAGGACAGAGACCTTACGGGTGACTCTATTCAGACTGCGATAGATGCGACTAGCAGTAGTCTAGGTGATAAGATGCCGAAACGGACAGAGGTAGTTGATAATGAGTTTTTAGAGGCAGTCGCTAGATCAGAAAATGAACCTCTGTACGAGCAGTGGCTAGAAGATCAAGAGGCAGAGGTCAAGCCATTTGCTGCTACCGGAGACGCTAAGGGTAGGAGCGAAATAGGGTTCGGGTACACCTTCCCGACCGGGACACCCTCAGGCATTAAAACGACAGGAGATGCTTTTGAAAATCTACGCGGAAGGTATAGCAAGTTAATAAACAAAATAGCAGGGAAGAGTACAAGATTTTCTAACATAAAAGAACTGCCTGCAAAGTATCAGAGGGTTTTGCTTTCTATAGCCGACAACGTAGGGATAACCGGCTTAGATGATTTTAAAAAACTACAAGAAGCTATGAAACAGCATGACGTAGAAGAAATCCGTAATCAGATGGTACCTAAGGCAAAGCTGGGTGGGGACAAAAAATATACTTCTCTACTTTCTAGAAGGGATAACATATTCTATGGTAGCGGCTTTTAGAAATGTCTAGTAATAAAAAAGTAGGTAATCCTAACCTAAAAAAAGGTGGCCCTTCGTTAAATCCGGGCGGTCGGCCTAAAGGAACCAAGAACAAATTAACTCTAATGCAAAACGAGTTAATCGACCAGTTCGCTGGTGAGATGAATAAAGAATTTAAAGCTATCTTACGCACAGTCATACGTGAAGCTAAAGGTGGAGATATGACTGCAGCAAGGTTGCTTTTAGACAGAGCGATTCCGTCACGTAAGGCTGTAGAGCACTACGGCGCACAAGACTCTAGTAGCATTATTATTAATGTACAGGGAATAGACAACTTAGATTTAAATAAACCTGCAATAAATGCAGACTTTGAGGAGGTAGATAGCGATGAAAGACAGACAGTCCAGTGATAAAGCTAACCAAGGACGTTCGGGTGGTGTTAACAACCAAACGGGTACGTTGAACGCAGGTATTGCTTACGCGGCCAGCAGTGCTGGAGCTACGGTAATTCCTGCTAAAGGTACGTCAAATGGGGGTAAATAATGCCTAAAGGAAAAGGAACCTACGGAACAAAAAAAGGTAGGCCACCTAAGCCAAAGAAAAAGAAGAAGCAAAAGAAGTAAGCTTATATGGCAACAGAAATTACGTTTCCTCTGCATCCTGCGCAACAAGAAATCTTTGCCTCGGCTTCGAGGTTTAAGGTTGTTGGTGCAGGGCGAAGGTTTGGTAAATCTCACCTTGCCAGAGTTAAGCTTATAGTAAAAGCACTAGAAGAGAAGAATGAGTTTGGTTATTCACTACAGGATAAAGCATGTTATTACATTGCTCCTACATTTAACCAAGCTAAGGACATTATGTGGCAACCTCTGAAGCAGATGGCAGCTTCGATAACGGAAAAAGTTCGGGAAAACGAAGGAATATTAACCTTAGTTAACGGTCGGCAAATCCATCTTAAAGGATCAGATCGTCCTGAATCACTTCGCGGAGTTGGGCTATCGTATGTTGTAATGGATGAGTACGCCTTCATGAAAGAAGAAGTGTGGACAGCCATTATTCGACCTACGTTGGCGGATGTTAGAGGAGGAGCTTTGTTTATCGGTACACCCAACGGTAAAAACCATTTTTATGACCTCTTTTTAAATGCTCGTGAAGGGCTAGATGCGGAAGACTGGGAAGCTTGGACGTACAAATCGTTAGATAATCCCTTTCTTGACCCAAGAGAAATTATAATGGCCACCAAAGATATGCCTTTGGAGTACGTTAAACAGGAATTTGAGGCTAATTTCTCTTCATTTGGGGGAACAGTCTTTAAATCGGACATGATAGAGAAGGTTGATAAACCTCTGGGGTCGGGAGACATCTATATTACAGTAGACCCCGCAGGATATGAGGATGTCAAAGGCGTAGCACACGGCAGAACAAAGAGATTAGACGAAATGGCTATTTCGGTAGTCGAAGTTACTACTAGTGGATGGCATTGTCACGATATTATCACAGGACGGTGGGATGTTAGGGAGTCAACGCTGCGTATTTTACGAACAGCACAAAAATATAAGCCGAAACTTCTTGGCATAGAGCGAGGTGCGCTAAAAAACGCCTTGATGCCTTATCTGCACGATAATATGCGTAGACTTAACATATACCCCTACATTGTAGAGCTATCCCACGGAAATAAAAAGAAATCCGACAGGATCGTGTGGGCATTGCAAGGCCGTATGGAGCAAGGAAGACTTACATTCCAACCTGGAGAGTACTTTGACAAACTTAGAGACCAGTTGCTTGATTTTCCAAACCCTATGGCGCACGACGATATGATTGATAGCCTCGCTTACGTTGACCAGATAGCTGTTACGCCATATGACATGAATACTAAGGAGTCGGAAACCACACAATGGGAACCACTAGACGATGTTAGCGGGATGTAAAAGGACACACAATGGCAAAAGCACAACTACTTGAAATAACGCAGTCTCCCGCCCTACAGCAAGAGCAAGGAGTGGATGATGAGCTAACTGGTTGGATTACGCACAAAGTAGGCCACTGGGAAGATGCGCGTAATAACCAACACGCTACACGTTGGAAAGAATACTATCGTCTGTGGCGAGGACAGCACGCAGGTCCAGAAGATAAGATTAGGCAGCACGAGCGGTCTAAAATTATTGCACCTGCGTTACAGCAAGCAATTGAATCCGGTGTAGCAGAAATGGAAGAAACGATCTTTCACCGCTCACGATGGTTTGATTTGAAAGATGATGTGCGTGAAGAAATCTTTGAGAAGATGTTAAAGGAACAAAGCAAACAGCTTCCCCCAGAGGTTATCCAAGAGCTAGCTAAAGATGTGGACACTCGGTTAGATTCGTTAACGACACAACTATTGGAAGATTTTGAAACCTATAACATTAACAAGGCTATTTCAGAAATTTTATTAAATGCTGGTCTATATGGTACAGGTATAGGCAAGATTACCGTAGAACAGATACCACGACGCGTACCTATTGCGGGCTCTTTTGGCACAACAAGTGATGTTGTTATTGTAGACGATATTAAGGTTTCGTTAGCTGCAGTAGACCCTAATGAGTTTGTGATTGATACTGCTGTCACTAATATAGCTGATGCTTTAGGAGTGGCGCATATATACACAATCCCTATGCACGAGATGATACAGAAGCAAGAACGAGGGGTTTGGAACGATACGCTAGTAGGAGGATACGATAACGAGGAAGCAGCCCACCCTACCTTGGATATTTACGAAAGTAACTTCGAGGAAAAAGAACATGTAGAAATCATGGAATACCACGGCCTGGTTCCTAAAGAGTTGTTTGACAACACCAAAACCGTAACAGACCCTCTGGCAGAGTTTGCAGAAAAGAATAACAACCTCGAATATGACGAAGCTGGTGGTATGGTAGAAGCACTAGTGTGGATAGCAAACCGCTCCATACTGCTTAAAGCTGTAAAAAACCCGTTTATAATGCAAGACAGGTCTTTTGTTGCGTTTCAATGGGACACCGTACCAAATCGTTTTTGGGGTCGTGGTATAGCAGAAAAAGGATATAACCCTCAAAAAGCGTTGGATGCAGAGTTACGCGCACGTATAGATGCT